ACTATTCCTTGTGAACGTTCTGCTTTTCAGGGGAAAACTTATGGTGATGCAATTAAGCATTTAATCAAAGTAATGGCTGAACGGGATTTATGTGCAAGTCAGATTGATAAGATTCGGGAATGGCAGATTGAGAATGCACAGCATTGAGATTTTAATGTTAATGGTTTAATTATGGCGAAAAAAAACTGGAAAGCGTTGCAAATTGAATATCTAAAAGCAAATGCCAAAACAGGTATTACTGTTAAAGATTGGTGCGAGAAGAAAGGATTAAAGTTCGCCAGTGCGAAACGTTATATAAAAAAGCCTGAAACCATGTTTAATCAGTCTGAAAGCCGCCAAACAGTACGTAAAGAAAAACAAGCAGAAGCAATAATTCATCAAGAAAACTGCGAATTAAATTGCGAAACGGACGAAAAAACTGCGAAACGAAAACAACGCTCTTATGTGAATTCGCAGACCGCTCGAAAGCATGGTGGTTATGCTCGCTATTTCAAAGACAAATCTGCCTTTGATGTTGTAGTGGATTTTAGCCTTAAAGATGAAATTGATTTAATGCGACAGCGTGCGGTCAGTGCGGTTGAAAGTATAGAAAAATTTACCGCACTTTTAGCAAAAGCCAACACCGCAGAGGAAAAATCACTTTATGCGAAGCTGATTGAGTCCACTGACAAAGCACTTGAAAGAGCGGTCGGTCGCATTGAGAATTTAAATCACACGGACAATAACATTGCAAATCTCTTAAGCCAAATTGAATTACGTAAGGTTCAGTCTAAGAAAGTAATGGCGGAAACAGAAAAACTTAAGCAAGAGATGAATGCGAAAACAGCGGGACATCATAAGCTCGAATACCTTCAGGAGTTTAACTAATGCGTATTGTTTATCGTGCTTCAGAAACGTTTAAAAAAGTACATGCCTCAACTGCGTTGGTTAAAGCCATTCGTGGACCTATCGGTAGCGGTAAGTCCGTGGGGTGTGTGTTGGAAATGTTTCGTGTTGCACAACAGCAAGAGCCGAATGCACAAGGCGTGCGAAAAACTCGCTGGGCTTGTGTGCGAAACACCTATCCTGAATTAAAGGGAACGGTGATTAAAACCTTTCAAACGTGGATACCCGAGCAAATTTGCCCGATTAAATACGACAGTCCGATTACAGGTAAGATGAATATTAATCATCCTGATGGGAAAACACGTATTGAAGCGGAGTTTTTGTTTCTTTCGATGGATAAGCCAAAAGATGTGAAGAAACTAATGTCATTGGAATTAACTGGTATTTGGATCAATGAAGCACAATTTTTACCCGTTTCACTGGTAACAGAAGCGGTTACACGTACTGGTCGTTATCCTGAAAAGCGGGTTGAAGAAGGGTTTATGGGGGCGACGTGGAACGGTATGATTATGGATACTAACTCGCCCGATGATGACCATTGGTGGTATCAGTTTGAACAAGGGATTGATGAGGAAACTGAACAACCGTTAAAGCCTAAAGGGTGGGAGTTTTTTGTTCAACCCGGTGCATTAATTGATATTACAGGCATGCCTTTAGCGACATTATCTGATGAGATAAAACGCAATATTGAACAAGGACATTATGATGATTATTTAGGACATCGTTTTGTGGCAAATCCCATCGCAGAAAATGTTATTAATCACAAAAAAGGGCATGGGTACTGGTTTGATAATATTCAAGGTCAAACATTGAACTGGATCAAATCTCGGGTCTGTAATGAATTTGCAACCGTTCAACAAGGCAAACCTGTTTTTGGCGATCACTTCAATAAAGAATTACACGTTTCAACAGAAAAACTGGTACCGGTCAAAGGTTGGGAAACCTTTATCGGGTTGGATTTTGGTTTAACACCTGCGGCGATTATCGGACAAATTGCACCTATCGGACAGTTGCGGATTGTAGATGAAATTGTCGCAACAGGTATGGGGATTGAGCGTTTTATTACGGAGCAATTGTCGCCATTGTTAAGAAGCCGATATGCAGAGTGTGCTATTCAAATTATAGGCGATCCTGCAGGTGTTCAGCGAGCACAAACCGATGAACGCACGTGTTTTCAGTTGCTTGAGGAATATGGTTTTAATGCTCGTCCAGCAGAAAGTAATAATACGACAGCAAGACTTGAAGCAGTGCGTTGGTGGTTATCCCGTTTAGTAGGTAAAGGTCAGCCGGCAATGTTGATTAGTCCGCACTGTAAAACATTGATTAAAGGATATGAAACCGGCTATGCCTATCGTCAATTGAATGTGAGCGGTGAGGAAAAATATACTGAAACACCGGATAAAAATCGGTATTCACATCCGCATGATGCCAATCAATATCTTTGTTTAGGTGCAATGCCTAGCCTTTTTAAAGAGCAGGTTATCAATATTAAAACACATCAACCACTAAGCAATATTACAGGATATTAAAATGTCAGAACAACTTGCAAACGCCATTGAAAGCTATGGACGAACACTTCAAGGCATTTTACAGGAGCAAATTAAACAACGTCAGCCCATCGTGCAACGTTGGACGAAAGATATGTATCAATACCGCAATCAATATGAAAGTAGTGTTGACACAGGGAAATCTAAAGTCTTTGTGGGATATACGAGAGCAAAAACCGATGCGTGGTCGGCTCAGATGACAGATATGTTATTTCCAAGTGATGACAAAAACTATGGTATTTCGCCAACGCCAGTACCGCAAATTGCTCATCTTGCTAAACAGCCAGACAGCCAAGATCCAATGCAAATGCAACAAATCAACATGGCAAAAGAGCTAATGCAACAAGCCAAAGAGCGGTCGGAAGCTATGGAAAAATTGATTGATGATCAGCTGGCAGAATGTGACTATGCCTCTGAGGCTCGCCTTGCCTTGCATTATGCCGCTGTACTTGGAACGGGTATTTTGCGAGGTCCGGTAGTAGATACAATTGATGAGCGTATTTGGTCTGATGATGGAATGGGTAATTGGTCCGCACAAACCAAGTCTAAAATAGTGCCTAAAGTGCGGTTAGTGTTACCTTGGGATTTTGTGCCGGATATGACCGCACCTACATTAAAAGACTGCCAATTTGTCTTTGAACGTTCTTACCTCACTAAAAAACAATTGCAAAATCTGCTGAATAACCCTTATTACTTAGCCGATACGGTGCAAGCCTTAATCGAAAGCGAGGCAAGCGAAACGCATACCTCCAGCAGTGATATGGACGGTTATTTAGACACCCTTCGAACCTTATCCGGTTTAGAAAAAGCAAGTAATGATAAACGGTATGAGGTATGGACTTATCATGGTGGCATTCCTGTTTCTGTCTTAGAGCAAGCTAATCAATCTTTAGAAGAAGGCTATGCGTTGGAATTAACGGAAGAGCAAAAATCCGAAAAAGCGGAAATTGACGGCGTGATTGTAATGACCGGTAATGGCAAGATTTTAAGTGTGAATCTTAATCCGCTTGATACCGCAGAGTTTCCTTATTCGGTGTATACATGCGAACCTGATGTCGCTTGTGTATTTGGTTTCGGTATTCCTTATTTGTGCCGTGATGCACAGGAAATTCTTAATACTGCTTGGCGAGGAATGATAGACAATGGTGTGTTAACGATTGGATCGCAAATTGTCGTCAATAGTTCCGTACTTTCACCTGTCGACAAAAGCTGGGAAATTAAACCGAATAAATTATGGCGAACCAATGATAGAGCTTCTGCTAATGCAAGTTTTGAAGCTCAACGAGCTTTTGGCGTGTTTAATTTTGAAAGCAGACAACAAGAGCTTGCTAACATTATCCAACTGGCGAAATCCTTTATGGACGAGGAAAGCGGTTTGCCAATGATTGCACAAGGTGAACAAGGTCAAGTTACGCCTACATTGGGTGGCATGTCAATGCTAATGAATGCTGCTAATGCGGTACGCAGAAGACAAGTGAAAGAATGGGACGACCAAGTGACCAAACCGCTTATCCGCCGTTTCTATGAATATAATATGGCGATGGATGACGACCCGAACATCAAAGGCGATATGCAAGTAGTGGCAAGAGGGACGTCCGCCTTGTTGGTCAAAGAAACACAAACGGCACAGATTATTGATATTTTCCAAAAATTCGGCAATCACCCTCAATTGTCTTATGCGTTCGATTGGTATGACGGGGCAAAGACCTTAATGCAATCCATGAGTATGGGGGCGAAAACGATGCTGTTATCAAGGGAAGATTATGAGCAGAAGCTCCAGCAGATAGAACAAGCGAATGCGACGCAACCGCAAGATCCGGAAATTCTCAAATCTCAAATGCAAATGCAGTTAGCACAAAAAAAGCAACAGCATGAAATGCAGCTTGAACAGATGAAATTGCAACATGCCATGCAAATTGAGCAAATGAAAGTAGCCATCAAAGAGAAAGAGCTTGAAGTAAAAATGATGGAAATTGAAATGCGACAACATCAAGAGCAAGAAAGAATATCACTTGATGAACGTATCAACAGTGTCAAAGTCTCTTCCGATATGCAACGAGAAACCAGCAAGCAAATGTTAGATATGAAGAAATTCCAAGCGGAAATTGCTTTAAAACAACAACCT